CAAGCACTCGCGTTAGTGCCGTACCAGCCGCGCCAGTTGTAGAACCAGATGATCCAGCGACCACGCGCCTTCACCTTCGAAGCGTCAACCTCGTTGTCGTACCAATCCGTCATCGTGATGGCCTCACGATTCAGGAAGTGCGCGTCGTTCAGCTCGCTGTCGTAGATGAAGTAGTGGAAGAGATTCGTCATGTACGGATTGACGATGATCTCAGACGGCTTGAAGTTCCGACGAATCGGATTGTCTTGGTTGTTCGCCGTGAAGGGCTCCAGCGACGACTCAAGAATCTGGTACGCCTTGTTCACCTGCCCTTGATCATTAGCGATCATGAGCTTGTTCGGCATCACCATCATAGGATCACCGTTCTCGTTCTTGCACTTGCGAGCAAGATCCATCAGAGCGGTGAAGCCAGCGACGGACAGCGACACGGCGTTCGTCGGACGGTTCGCAACCGTCGAAGTGCTGTTGATCAGCGTGTGCGCGGTGTTCAATAGGGAGAGATTGTCCATGCCCTTGAAGTTCGTGCCGTTGAAGGCATCGTCAATCAGAGCAACGGACGCATACTCCTTCGTGTACATCGCAGCCTCGGCAAGCCACTTCGCACCCTGATTCAGCTTGCCGTACTGATCATCATCAATGGCTTCCTTCGAAAGGAAGTAGCCAGCCTTGTAGGTCTTGTCAACAGCCATGACCTTCGGGCCGGACACAACCTCTTGATACACAACAGGCTCCATCTCACGCGACTGAATCAGGCGGTTCGGCCCGACAACCGTAGTGGCAGAAATCTCAGGAAGGTTATGCGAACCCTCCTTGAGATACTTGTTGTACATCAGAGGGAACTTCTTGATCGTATCCTGAAAGTCCTTGCGAAGTCCAGGACGTGCAAGAAGGCGATGCTGCTGAATCATCGACATTGTCTAGATCACCTATAGATTAGAGGGCGGCAGCCGAAGCGTTGCGAACCTTGAACAGCACAACGCCAGTACCATACAGCGTGGGATCAATGCCAGTCACGACGACAGTAACATTCGTGGTATCCGAACGATTCACAGTCCAGTAACCGTCAGACTGCTTGACGAGGCCGTAAGCAACGCCAATGTCCGTAGTGGCAGGGGCAACGATGGCAGAAGTGCCAGTCGAGATCTGCCCGTAGAAAACGGTGTTACGATTCGCAGGCGAGATCGGAATGGTGTTCTCACGACCAGTAATGGTCGTAGGAGAATCGCCAGCATCGTAACCGAAAGCGGAGTTGTTCAGCGCAGCAGCGAAGCCAGCAAGACCAGTCGCAGCATCAGCCGCAGACGAAGCCTCGATGAGAGTACCGCTGGTGAACTTCATCGGAGAGCCAATCTTCTGCGTCTGTGCCGCAGCAAGAATGTAATGCTCGAAAATAGGAGTCCCGCTAGTCTCAGCGTATGCGGGACGAATGGGCAGCGCCATTTGTTGTTACCTCGGTAGATGTCCTTGGAGTTCTGCGCCGGTAATTCGACGACCAACAGAAGAATCCTTCTCAACTCCTAGCCCAAGCTGTGCAGCGTAGGCACGATACCGCTCATTAGCGAGATCAGAGTTGATACCGCTCTGCCGCTCAGACATAATAGCGGCTTGTTCCTGCTGTGCTTCATGCTTCCACTTAGGAATCACCATGAACTTCACGTCGCCAATGGCGTTGCCATCGGGACGATCATGGAGCTTGTTGTGCCCATCAAGAAACTCGGAGCCATCCACGAACCCCTTCGCTTGCGCGTGGAACTGGGAGAAGTCATCCACGCCGATCCACTCACCGTGAAGGTGTGCAGGAATGTTCACGATGAGTCGGTCGTTGACGTAGGAGCGATCAGCAGTTTCGAAAAGCCTACGCTTGTATTCAAGAACTTCAGCGTCCGTAGGCTTCGGAACCGAGTCAGTCGGCTTAGTTGCAGCGGTCATACGGAAATACCCTCGTCGTTGTTAACAATAGCAAAGAAGGAATCAACATCCTCACGCTTGTTCGGATCGAAACCGGCCCGCTTCATGGCAGTACGCTCAAGCTCAGAGAGACGTGGAGCAGTACGCGAAGTGGGAGCAGGAGCGCCGTTTGTGCGCGTGGGAGGATTCTGACGAGGAGGCTGCGCCACTTGAGTGTTAGGTGGAGGAGACGCAGCGTTCATTGCGGTATAATAACCGATAGTAGCGAATGCCTGCGTGGCGAAAGTGCCGGGGTCCACAGATGGAGCGTTCTGAAGCTGCCCACGAATAGTGGACGAAAGAACATCTCGATACTGAGAGAGATGCGGGAACTGCTGATAGAAAGAAGCTTCGGCATGATCAAGCTGCTTCTGACGCTTGAAGTCGCGGGAAATCTCACCAACGTCAGCAAGCGAATCTTGAAGCTGCTTGCGGACAATGCGAGAGATCGTCTCGACGGTGCCAAGCTTCTCAATGTCAGCGTCCGTTACATCAAGATTCTCTCGGGGCTGACTCTGTGCAAGCTGCTGCTGGCGGAGCATCTCAAGTTCCTGCTCACGCTGCTGCCGCTCACGCACAGACTGAGCATACAATGCACGATAGTCAATGTCAGGAACCTGAGGTGTAACCTGAGGGGTTGCCTGAGAATTGTCAAGTTGTGCATCGTTGTCCGTAGTCTGCTGATCAAGATCGTTCGGATTAGCGTCCTGCGTTTCGTCCATGTTCCTTCGCCTCAGTTAGAGTTGCTTGCAGTTCTTCGAGGATACCAAGCTTACCCTGCAAGTGATAAGCCTGGGGGAAATCCGCCTTGCGCAATGACGTTAGGTGCTTCAATTCTAGCGTTTGGAGCAAGGACAGAAGTGATTCCGCTTGGGGGAGCTGCATTAGCTCCTTGAGGTGCTGCTGGCTGCGCGGAGGGTATTCCAGCAGGTATCTGAGTGGGCCGGTAGGCATCAAAATTAAAGATTAGCTTCTCGGGATTAGGAACATCGAATGCGCGAAGAATCTCAAGATTGATCTGATCGGCAGCCCGCAGCGCAGCCTTTGCCATCTCTTGCGCTAGGTTAGGATCTTGGAGTTGCTGTGCAAGCCCCATCACCTGAGTCCAGTATTGAGTCTGCATACCGGCAAGCTGCGTGTAAGTGTTGCGATCAAGAACCTTGTTGTTCTTAGCGCCCGCAAGCTGAACATTGAAGAACATCTTATTCTTCAAGCGTTCGATGTCTTGCAGATAGATCTGAACTTCTGCGCCTTGCGGAAGGATGGAGAAGACCTGACGATCAGCAGGACCGTACTTGATGATGCTCTGTGCGGCCCGCCAAAGAACCCTGTTCAGGAAATCCTTCTTGTTGTTGTAAGTGTAATCGAACTTGCGATTTGACTCTTGAACTCTTGCAAGAGAGTCGGATGCAGTTCCCGGAGTGCCGACGTTTGGCATGCCGAGAGTAAGTTCGTTCACACCTGTGCGCTGCTGAGAATAGATAACAACTTGATTCTCGTTGTTGTACGCAGAAGCCTTCACATCCCCGATGAACATGGGCTGAATATCTTCCATGTCCTCGACGAACCACTTCTTGCCGGGGAAGATCGGCTCATCATCCTTGATCCAAGAAGCAGTCTTCTTGACTTTGAACATCGCCATGTTCGCAATCGTAGCGTTGTCAAGACGCTGACGATGCTGTGCGGTCACTTCCTCTTGGAACTGATTGTTCTGCTTTGCGATACCGTATCCATACCAACGATACTCCATTGGCATGTACACGCCCTTCTCGTAGTCACGCCCCTCGGAGTAGGTCAGAGAGAGGATCTGACGAGAGTTCTCGTGAAAGATGACTTCGATGGCAGACTCCTCTCCGTTGCCATCTACGTCGAAATCCAGAAGAACGCGAGTCAGTTCAATCTCGGAAGGATAGACGGGAACGGTATTCGTAAGCTCCTGAACCTCGGCTTCCACCTTGTTGTTCGTGATGGAAACGCCAATGTAATAACCGTTCAGCTTCTCATAAGCATCTGGCGCAAGCTGAGAAGCTGCAACCATCTGCTTAAGAGTATACTCTGAGATGCGGAAAGTATGACCAACCCAAGGAGCTTGATCAATCTCAGTAGCATAGAACGGCATCACGAAATCGGAGATGTCCACCCCGTCGATGGTAGTCCCCTTCTCACGATAAACGGGAACCTTGATCTCGTTTCCGTCCGCTGTGCGTACGACGGAACTCTTCACTTCACGGTATCCAACGGTCATGATGCCGGTTCCGTTCTTCGTCATCTGAAGAAGAGGAGCCTCGACCTTGGAACGGAAGTTCAGAGTGTTGAGAAATTCGTGATTGAAGAACTTCTCAAGGCCTTGCTTTACGTCTTGATATTGCTCCGTGACATCGACCGTAATGAGTTCCTTAAGGCCGAAAAGCTGTCCCATGTCGCGTGCATGAACAGCTTCAACAGCAATAGCAGTAAGAGGAACAATGATAGAAGCAAAGCCTGTGACAGGAAGCTCAGGTGACTCAGCAGAGGGCTCAGCCCAGAAGTCTTGAAGCTCACGATTCCACCTGTCAAGAAGATGCTCGCGCTCTGCTCTGTGGTTGATAAGCTCGTCTGCAACATATGCTGTGAGCTTATCTAGAATTTCCGGATCTGGATCTAATTGCCTAGGCATGGAGAGATGCGCCGAAAAGAAGCTCGAAGATTTGCTTCAAGTCTCGGACAGTAAGCTTCTTGCGAAAGATCCAGAGCTTGATAGTAGTAAGTTCGCGATACTCATTCTGCGTGTACCACATCCAGAATAGCTTGTTGATCGTCTCCTTAACAACATCCTTCGGAGTCTCAGGAACAAGCTGCTCAAGATCAAGTTCGTCCAGGGCTGCCATCGGTGCGTCTCCGGATAGTTTCGGTGTGGGGGCGAGTTTCGGCGGGCCGGTTCGGGGCGGTGTGTGGGCTGGCTTTCTGTGCGTCTTCGGACGGTTCTGTGCGGGCGGAGGGTTTTGTGTGTGCGCCTGCGCCGCGCGCTCGCTTCGCTTCGCGGTCGCGGCTGCGGCGCGTTACTTCTTGCGCTTCTTCGCAACCGCTGCGTTATCGACGAGATTCGGATACGGTCTGCCAGCCTTCTTGGCGCGAGCCTTCGCAGCGGACTTCTGCGCCGGAGAAAGCTTCTTGCCCTTTTTCTTCGGATTCGGCTTGTCCCAGAAATCCTTTGGCATCACCATTTCACCTTGTCGGCCCAGTACGCCGCAGAAAGTTTGCCCTTCGCGATGTTCTTCGCGTGACGCGCCTTGAAGCTTGCTTGTCGCTTCGTAGGACTCTTGTCGCCCGTCACGCCTTGCTGCCCGAAGCGAATCGTCTTGATTGTGTCACCTTGCTTCGCCACAACGACATGCGACTTTGTTGGATGGTTAGGGGTTCTCTTGGGCTTATTATAACCTGAAACTCCTGCGCGGGCAAGTCGTGGATCCTTTTTCATTTCTTATGCTCTCTCCTGTGACATGCGATGCATAGGAACTCTCCGTTGTCGGGATCGAGAGAAAGATCCGGATCGTCGTAGACGCGGATCTTATGATGAACGTGTCGTCCCTTCTTTCCGCACCCGCGAACGCACATATACGAGGCTCGTATCCTCACTTCGTGCAGGAAGCATTGATACTCGGCAGTCTTGTATAGTGCGTTGCGGAGAGCGGCCCACTTCTTCAGAAACTCCTTGCGCGGAACGAAGGACTTCTTAAGTCTCTTCAGTCTCCGGAGAATCCTTGCTGCTTGGCTTTTTGGGTCCAGAGGCAAGAGAAGGACCGATGACGGTTAGGGAGATTCCAGTAACAAGCAGAACTGCTGTGAAGAGTGGAGAGCCAGTTTCCTGCACAGCAGCGGAGCAAGTATCCCAGACGTTATCTGGAATCAAGGAGATGAGGATCGCGGAGAATGTTGCAAGGCTTCCGGTGAGAGTCGTCTTGCGCGAAGATGCGAGGGCTTGGAATCTCATTTCTTTTTCTTTTCCTCCTTCTTGGGTGGAAGGCCTTGCCGCTGCCGTAGAAGTTCCATCGCAGATCCGATGCCAGCACCAGCACCAGTAGACCAAAGACGCTGACCCTTTCCGACAGCAGACTTCACATCTGGAGTAATCTTAAAGACGATGTTGTTGTAAGCGTTCATGTTTCCAGACAGAATGCCTTCGATTGCTGGGCGGTAGAGTTCGACGAGATTATTGTAGATTGTCATATCTCCGCCAGAGGAGGCAACACCACTCGCGCCAGACTGATCTAGTGCCCGACTGACAACAGCCTCAGCTCCAGCCCCACGCATCCGCGCATGTTCAATCGCTTCTGGAATAGCATCAATAAAATCTGGAACGTATGAGGGCGGTAGAACTTGACCTTGGCTTTGTCCAGAAAGTAAGCCAAGTCTGTAGTTTGCAAGTTCTTTTGCTCTCTCAGGACTTGTGCCAAGAATGTTTCCCTGCTCCATCTCAAGCTTTACGCCAAGCTTCTTAGCGTAGTCTTTGAGCGTAGCGGGAAGAACCCCAGTCTTTCCACTCGGAGTAACTAGATCATAGAAGCCCTGCATGCCAGATGCCTTGCCACCAACGACATCTACTGCTTGCTGTCCAGTAACCAAAGCTACTTGATCGTATCCACCATCAACGGCTTCCTGTAAGACTTTCTTGAGCGCAAGCTCAGACCACTCAGATGTGTTGGAGAATGGTC